CTCGTTCGGAGCGTCCGATGATGACAGGACCGCTACCTACACCCTCGTTGGGAAGCTGCGAATTGTCTATCTCCGCGACCTGAACTCCGGGTGATACAAATTTAAATTTATTGATGGGCATTTATGATTTCTCCTTGTATGAATAAATACTTTTTAATCTCTAATAAATAGTAAGTAAGTCGCGCAATCGCACAGGAAATGTTATTGTCTATATTTTCCGTTGAGCCATGGCGGTACATCACTAAAAATTACTCGCTCTCGTGGTGTCTGTAGATCTACAGCATTTTCTCGGATAGCGATCTTGGGTGTCTCCTGGTTTTTGCCTGATCCGATTATATATCCCAGCGTCTTTACGTTGACTGCGGAAATATATTGACGGCGGTCTTCTCCTAAGTTGGAAACATTATTTTGAACTCCAAAGTCGGCATCCATAAAACACTCATAATCATAGCCATCTTTCTTCGCCATAAAATAATTGATACCACCCGGCTTTGCCGCAAAGGGTGCTAGCATCTCATTCATTTGTTGTTGATATTCGCACTGAATGGTTATCTTATACATCATTGTAAGATAGACCGGCATCGGAATGGTTAGTGTTTCATATACTACTTTTTTATTTTTTTGATCGCTCGGAAAATTTTGCTGACCTCCGGTTGGCTGGACTATTCCATCCACACCAAATCTTTTGGCGGAAGCAGCGTTGAGAAAATTTTGGGTTTTATCGGCTTTGATGCGTCGGGCAATTGTAATGGAGCCTCCTTTTGGGCTACTAATCGGATCGATGTTTCCATAGTAAACTCCCTTAAAAGTAGGGTCTTTGGCAACAGAGGTTCTCTCTATAGTAATAACCGGAAAAGAGACCAAGCCTGACTTTGTGCGTATCCTCTCAGCTCTTTGTCCCGAGCGCTCACCTAAAACCCAAATAATTGGAACCTTTTTCCACCCTTCATTAGTGGTGCAGTGAATATTCATTTCATTATCGAGCCATTCAAATAAAGCATGATCAATCGTTTCCAGGGTTGATGGTTTGAAGGGCAATTGCGGGTCGAGTTCGTAAGTATCCATAATTTTATTTTGCGTTAAACACTCCTGACCTGGCTTCAATACATAAAGCTGAGATTTCTACTTTGTGTGGGATTTGACCGAACAAAGCGCGGGGCTGACCAAGGGTTACAATTTCATAAAGCAAGCCGCCATACAAAACGAAGTCCCCTTCTTGAACGTAAATGTTTTGATCTTCCGTTAGCCTTCTCTTGTGAAAATGAATCTGGATAGTGGAATCTCTGTCTTGACCATATTCTACTGATTGAGTTTTTGATCCCTCCCAATCAATCAGAGCCATAACCCGAATTGGCGGAAGAAAAGTTTTCTCTATCGCCTCATTGTAAAGCGAGTGAAAATTAGTATATTCCATGCTAATCGGATAATAGATGATAGTTTGCCCAATGACTCGCTCTATCAGCTCATCATTGACCTGCTTAACTAAGTCTCGTTCAGGTCTTCCTAAAAATAACGGTGGTGGGGGTGCATCCGGTCGTGACCATTTGTCGTCTTCATCAGCCATTCAATTACCCCACATAAACTCCCATTGGGATATGAGTCATCACAGCTTCAGCATCAGCAGCCATTTCAGCATCACCCTTAATAAGAGCCCCATAGGTTAGTTTCTCTAGCTGAGTCTTGAGATCTTCCTTTAAGGCTTGCTGTTCTTCTTTGGCTTGAGCTAGGAGATCGTTTGCATTTAGGGTTACATCATTTCCAGGGATGGGAATAGAAGCAAACTTACCCCTGATTTGACCTAGCATTTCTTTAGAAATGGCTAAAGAATATTTCCTAATCCACTGCTTACCAATACTATTGATGCTATCATAAGGGAGGTTAGCAAATGGTAAAGTATTCATATTATTGATACCATCAACCCCAACTTTAGCATCGGGATTCTCGACCCAAGTGTCCTGCGGAATGGTAAAGTTAAACCACATTCGTCGAGGGTTGCCGCCGCACTCAGGGCTGTTCGGGGGCGGATAAATCTTTAAATAATTATCTCGTAGCTCATAAGAATAATGACTAGCTCGCGTATACAAGTTGGTTTCAAAAGTCTGAGCCTGTAATTTATTTTGCCAAGCGGGAACAATCTCGAATGTAGAATCATCAGCATACATACCATAAGAACTCAAGTTGCCGTACACTCCTCCCCCTATATTCATATAACCGAAGAATCGCCACATCGATGCTGGGGACTTATAATAGACTCTTTCAATTCTTACTTTCTTGTTTTGCACCATGTTGTTCCAAGCACTACCCGATTGTGATGCCGAAACAATGGCTTGAAGGTTATAATCTTGAACACCACCCGTCAAAGCAAAAGAAGCAGAATACATACGAACATTCTCCCCAAATCCAGAAGCTTGGGCAAGGCCTGAGCCTATGCGCTCTGCATAAGTGAAATCTAATTTAGGAAACTTAAGAGCCACGGAAGTTCCGCTTAGGCTCTGTGAGAGAGGTCCGGCTTTGAGTTCACCATCCTGATCAAAAGTTCCAGTTGTTGCACCTAAGAAATCAGACAAAACATTTTCAGCTTGGTGTGCATTGATAATCGACGAATATTCAAGTACGGCTAACTCATAGGAGGTATAAACATTTCCCGGCATTAGCTCAATATCCAATACATCACCACCTAACATCTTATATGTAAAAGCTACTTGGTCTACCGCACCCGAAATAAAATCGGAGCTATCGAGATACACCCCATAAGGAAGATTATCCCCAGTCACGTCACTAGCATTACCAGTAACAGGTAAGATAACCTTACTCATCTGGCTTTTAGGTGTTAATATTGGAAGTGCCATATTTTATATCTCTCCTGTATTGTAAGTAGTATTTGAACTTTAGAAAACAAAAAGAAATGCTCCCGCCTCTCAAAAAGAAAGGGGGAGCATTTCAGATTTTAGAGTTATCCTCTAGCTAATGAAAAATTAGCCCAGAAGATCTTCTACAACAACAAGACCATACATATCAGGTCGAACCATGTGCTTTCCGTAACGAGTCATTACGCCCTTTCGTGGCGTAAAATTGTCTGGATCGAAAATGGTGGGAGTTGTCTGTAGCGGCACATAAGGCGCATAGACATAGCCAGATTCTAGGAACCCGCTACCTTTGCGACCTACAAGCAAAACGTTTCGTGGGAAATATGGGTCAACATATACATCCCACTTCTTGCTAATCGTACCCGTCTTCACAGCACCAGCCGTTCCGCGATTTTCATCTGCGGTTGTACTAGCTCGGAATCCGTTAGTAAACTCAAGAATATTGGCAACTTCAGGAGAGGTAACAATAAAGTTAGCCCCACCGCGAAGTGTCTTACGATGAATTTGTGCCGAAACATCATTGACGGTTTCAAGCAACGTCTCGTACCACTCGCTTACTGTACCAGTGAATGAACCACCAGTAGACACCGCACCTGTTTCCCGATCTACAAAGCGACCAGGGCGTCGTGACCAATAGAAAGTAGAAGCAGTCGCACCTTTGATAAGGTCTTCAAGGATTTCTTGATCAATTTCAAGAGCAATCGCTTCAGACAAAATCGAGGTAAGCTCAACTTCTGCATCCAAATTGTGATAAGCATTGATGTCCTGCTGTAGTTCTGGTGTCCATTTAGCACGAAGCTTTTTAGTCATCGCGGTGATAGAAACACTATCAACCTTGATGTCGATTTCAGCAATCGCAGAACCAGAGTTATCATCACCACAAGGGTTATTATTCCCAAGAGCTTCCAAGTCCCATTCAGGGGCACCAATGATTGAGCCAACGGCACTACCTTGAGTGAAGTTATCCCGGATGACAAAGTTTGCCCCCTGGACAGCGTTGATTGCGATTTCGGCGTTATTGGCTGTCGAACCTGAAATAGTCACCAAAAGGTTGACGGGAGGGGCACCAGCAGGATCGGTATAATCCGGCATACTCAAGCGACGAATCTGAAGATTTCCACCATCAGTGTTGAACGGGTTGCCTACGGCATCAGTCAAGACAATGGAAACATCATCTTGCTCGTTAAATTGGGCAGTACGCAAACCAGCAAGAGCCAAAAGTCCTACTGCACAAGTACCACTTTGACAAAGATCAGGATCAAAACGAATCAATCGATCTCCCTCGTCAGTACCTCTGGTTCCTAACGAGTCATTCCAAGTTCCATCTTGGTTTCGACTTGCAACTAGCGTCAACGAAGCGGTAACTGAACCAGTCGTTGCAGCATAACCATTGTTAAGGTTATAAAAACTGTCTTCTCCGTCTTCCGAAACGCCACTGATGTTTACACCATTGACAAGACCAGAACCAACGACACCACCACCATAGATAGAATCACAAGCTTCATAGCCAAGTTTGGTATTTGCCGTCGTAAAGTCGAGGAAGAAAATAAGACCACTCGGCAAGCTCATAGGCTGAATCGAGACAAGCTCATTTGCTACCAGTCCGCCGAACACTCGACGAACGATTGGAAATGCTACAGCCGCAAAGCCTTCAACATCCCCACCAGCCATTGTGGAAGCTTCACGAAGAAGTTCCTTTGCCTGGTTTTCCAGAAGACATGCCATGCTATTTCTATTATGGTCGCCTTCAATTCCCTCTAAAAGTCCAGTGTTCTCCCATTTTGATAAGAGAGCATTAGACTCACGCGAAAGGTCACGATTAATGACGCCTTCGGTTAATTTTTCAATAATACTCATTTGTATTTTCTCCTTAAATTATTTTATACCCGCCAGCAGTTTAAGTCTATCGACTTGATTTTGACTAGCAGGTTGTTTTTCTGTATTTGATTTCAATATAAGCGGATTATTCTTACTCACTGCTTCATTCAGGGTCTTAGGAGCTACGCTCCTCTTGGACGCTAGATTTTCATTCAGCGTATCATAAACAATCTTAGCTTCTTCTACTGAACCAACTTTTGAAATTGCTTCGACAAGTTTATTTTTTTGTCGCTCATTCAAGGAGTCGCTTTTCAGGATGCGATTCGTGTAGATTAATTTGGCGTTAGAAAAATTAACTTCTTCTAACTTCTTTGTTGCCTTTATTGCAATACTCTTAAGATTATCAAAATCTTTTTTCCGCTTATTCAATTCAAGCTTCTGAGATTTTACTTGCTCTTGCAACTTCTTTAATGCTTGGCGCAATTCTTTTTGCTCCTCTGCAAATTCTGTGTCTTGTTCTTGCGCTAAAGCAATATCAAGACCTCGTTCGTTTTGTCCCATAGTTGGGTGTGTGTGAAACATATCCCCGGAAGGAACATTTTTCATATCGACTACTAATGCCTCAACGATTTCATCAAGCAATTCTTCGTCAAGTTCTTCTTCGTCGCTTTCTCTCATTCTGGCTTTGTAATCGTCACTAGCATCTTTTGCTAGATCGCGAATATGAGCCCAGTCATCTTTTGCGGCATCCTTGTGGCGCTCGTAATCACGATAATCGCCTTCGTCTTCGGCTTCTCTGTCGTCATGCGCGTCCCTTTCCAGATCAGTAATATGATCGCGATCATCATATTCCGCTTCACGATCATGATATCGACTTTCATCTTCTACAATTTTACCGCCGATCTTTCCTTTTTCATATGCAGCTTTAGTAGGATCGGTTTTATCAAACTCACCTTTTCGTGTTTCACTTTCACCATTCTTGATCGCATCATCTCGCGATGCCTTCCAATCATCTTCGTCTTCATCGCCATCACCATCAACATCGTGTTTTAGGGCTTCAGCAATAGCAGCAAATAAATTTTCGTTATTCACTTCAAAGAGTTCTTCTTCGTCCGCAGCGACTTCGCCACCAAGATCCATTTCTTCTTCGCTCTCGGCTGCTTCAGCCGCAGCGACAATTTGATCTAGGTCAAGAACCATTGGTTCTTCTTCTTCTGGGCACGGACACATATTCTCACCATCCGTTGCGGCAGTGGCTAGCTGATCCACCACCCCTCCTTGCTCCGTGGGGGCTTCTTCATCATCCATCGCGAAAAGCTCGTCTTCTTCCTGCTCTAAAAGAGAACTCACAGCCTCTTTGATTTCGCCTGAATATTTTTCTAACACCTCTTGCTCTGCGTTCTTCATCGCAGCGGTGCGAAGGCTTTCTGCGTCAATGACGGCTTGTTCTAACATACTTGATGACATTTGTTTCTCCTAAAAAATAATAGTAGTCTTTCATAAATAGTTCTCTAAAACTATAAACCACCAGATTCTCTAGGAAATAGTGTGCAAGGGGTTTTGGGCTTAGCCCACACCAGCCGATCCGGACCAATTATTAGCAATTTCTAAAGTGCTGACCCCGGTGAGTCCTGCAAGAATAGTAACATCGGCACTGGTGGAAACCCAAATTTCTGTAATTTTCC